CCAGAAAGGAAGGAATGGTTCCAAATGAAACTCACTGAAATACTGGAAAGTTATAAGCCAATTCCAGAGAATTGGAAGCCTATACCATCTCCCTATATGGAAGGCCCAAGGGCTTCTTACGACAAGGAAGACTGCGAGTGGCCGCTGTCAAGCTGCCACATCATGACTAGTGAGTATATTATCAGCGTTCCTAAAGGTGGACCACTAGACACGCCTCGCACCATTGAGTTGCTGCTTGATGCAGCGTCGCGTGATCCGCTTTATGTTATCTTCGGCCTTTACGCCCTTGCGTTGCAGCACATGGGACCAACATTCAAGCGCGCAGAATCTAGGCCGTATTTCATAACTAAAGACAACGGGCGCAAAGCGCTTCTCCGTCAGAGGATGTGCGTCGAGGGCGAGGACGTCGGCTTCGTCTATGAGGTGGACTATATTCTTGACGTTCTCTCCGAAGCGGCTGTTGACACGGTGAAGAAGATGTGCAAGAAAATCATCAACACCACTCCCCTAAGGAGCAAATGATGTTTGCCGTATCGCCAAAAGTGGACAAGGCCATATACGGTTTGTGCACTGAGATAACTATTACATATTCTAGTGGTGTGACAATGTACACATTTGTCGGGCCCGATGACATTCCATACGCGCTCGTGTATTACTGCATGAAGTACCGCGTGTTTTCATACAACAATTTCAGTAAATTTACTGAAGAGGAAGTTATTGACTGGCTCAAAGGGCTGGTCCCGACACAGCAGAGGTTTACATGTTTGTTCCTACAATAAGTCAAAACGATGCCCGCAAACAAGCACGTGACGTTCTTAAGTCAATTGTTGCTGTAGTGGACCTTTATGACTTTGAGAGTTTCTTCAAAGAAACCGTATACTGCAAGAACGGCATCTACTACATGAAAGGCTCGGAAGAAGTCTTTGAGGCGCTTAAACTCACTAAGTGTTTTATGAAGATTCTTGCCAAGTCGATTCAAACCGACATGGAAGTGAGCAATATCAGGAATATTAACGTGATTCCTAAAAAAGATCACGTAGAACTGAGGCGCAAGAACTGCTGTTATATAGTTACGAAGTTTTCCGATTATGCTAAGTCAAAGCCCAGCCTTGAAATAATTAAACATTTCAAGGAATATAATATCATGTTCGACTTTGCGTTTGAAGAAATTCAAGGCCTTGGAGGAAAGTACATGGGAGTAACCGTTCATATTGTAAAGATTGACGATAACTACAATATAATTTTTCCAGATAAAGGTCGTTTAGGCAAGTTTGATTACCTTGACGATGCTCGCAGGTTCCTTGAATTATTTCACTGATAACAGATAAAAGGAAACGCCCTCCCGAAACAGGGAGGGCGTTTCACGTGAAACACTCAGCGGCGCAACTGCTTGAAATATGGCTCAAGCAGCGCATACACGCCCTGGCCAACAGCCAGAATGCCAGCGAATACGGCAGCAAATTTACTCCAACCAGCAGGATACAGGCTAGCCCAATACCCAACACCAGTCATAACTGCAGCGACGGCAACGAAAGCAAAATACTGAACCTTGCCGGCCCACCCGCTCTTCTGAATAAGAGCAGCAAGAACCGGAGCAACCAGACCAGCAAAAACCGCGAAATCCATCACCGGTCACCCCCCTCAGCAACCCCGGGCTTGATCTCGCTCAGGGCCTTTTTGACCTCTTCCCGGACAGCCTCGACAATGGCCGACCCGTCGATCCCCCGGGCTTCGGAGAGGGCCTTGACGGCCGCTTCGAGCCCGACGACGGAGTGCCGGATGGTCCACGTGTCCTCAGCAATCCGGGTCAGGGTCGGGAAGGCGACGGCGCGCTGGCCCTCGACCAGCTCGACTAGCTGGCTATTTTGAGTCTCATTCATCTTATCCTCCTTAGGAGCCTGATACGGCGTATCAGGAATATACCGCCTGACATTGATCAAACTGGCACTCCCCGTCAGGCGGCGATCGTACAGGGAATGCAGGTTCGGGCCCTTCTCAGGCCCGCCGTGGCCAATAGTCATAGGGCGACCATCGACAATGCCAACGTACATTTCTACATGAGACACGCGTCCGCCGTAAATGGACGGCCACCCCATGCAGATAACATCGCCGGGGCGGAGAATATCGGTGTCAATGTTTCGAATATTGGACGTTACGGCAACCGTTGCGCCTGTTTCGGCCATGTTGAAACTCTTGTTGCCAATATTCATGCCAATCTGGCGGTACGCCCACCCAATAGTGCCAGAACAATCGCTTGCGCCGTACTTTGTGGGCTGAGTGCGTCGCCAATCGTTGGTGTAAATGCACCCGCCGCGAATACTCATCATAGCTTGCACGACTGTAGCGCGGAGATGTTCGGCGTTCACTGATAATCACTAAGCATTTGCTTAATTCCCTTCATATCTTCCTCCAACGTTTCAAGCCTTTTCATGACGCCAGGCCGTCCCGGGACTCCTGGACGGTCTTGTTCGCCTTGAAAGTCGTCAAGAAATTGCTGAAGTTTTCGAAACAGCGGGGCTAGTTTAAGTGTTATTCCCGCAAGGAAAGATATAGCGATAAAACCATTTATCGACCATACTATAGCGGGAGCCACATGCTCCATTTTTCACCACCTCTTAAATATATCAAGAAAGCAGTTCCGGACATGCTTGCCCGAAAATGCGATCCTTCCATGATTATAACAGGTCCGCCAGTGTGACGCAAGCTTAGAGTTCCAAGGAAGCAATACAGTGTCATCCCTCACATCCTCAATCTTTTTCACCCACGTGATAAGGTCTACTTTTGGGCATTTGTCGGAAACATACCATTCAGCCATATTGGGCGACGACCAAAGGGACAACCGCATGCCCCGCAATCGTATAAAACCTCTAATATTCATATGTGAAGGCTTCTCAGCGACCATGTAATCACCACCGTCAGCAAAAGCATTGTCCATGGCATAGTTAGCGTAATCCGGCGACGTGGCTCGAATAAACTTGGCGAAACGAGACTTCTCCACTTCCCTGAGATAGTCCGTGGAATTGACAATGTTCACACAAACATACCCGTCTGCGAACGTCTGAAACTCTTTAGACGTGTCCAATTCATACCTAAGCAAATGTGGGTTTGACAGCTCAACAGCATTTCCAAGAAAATATGCCCTTACGCGATCATTGAAACGGTCAAGCGTGTTATAGAAGTTATCGAACATAACATCTTCGTTTGGAAGATACTGCGTCAACCCTTTTTCTTTAATAAACTCGTCAAAAACGACCTTCGTCACCTCATTGAACACGCCAGACTTCGACTGCTGCGACGACGACAACACCCTAGCAACACCCATTGTTTTCCACTTGTCGCCAACAAGCGTTTCAAAGACGTGGCCGTTGACACGGAACTCGACGCCCGGGAATTTTATTGACACGTCACCGAAAAACGAACTTATTTCACGCAATTCGCCTTTGTGGCGACGAAGGTACACGAATTGTTCGCCGTTCTTCAAATATGCTTTAATACACTTCTTTTTCAGCGCGAACGACTTGCCGTCACCGCGCTGGCCGATAATGAAATTGTACATGGCATTGTGCGAATCCAATTTATTTGGATTGTAGTACACATGAGACGGGAGTGCCATTAGAGGAACCTCCTAACAGTCCATACCGTGGCAGACCCAAGGTACCCTTTGCCAAAAAGATTATTATATGTAGGGCCCTTCGTGCGACCACCGGCACCACCGCCGTGGCCCCACGAATGCACGCCATCACCAGTATACAACTCCACATGCGAAATTCCAGACGAATTATACGACCTCGCATAATTAAGCCCCATACACACAACATCAGCAGCCCTCCACTTCGACACGTCCCAACCGCGAGGGCCACGTCCAGACTGCACCTCACGGCCACGCCGGGCAATGTCAAACGACCTGCTCCCAATGTCAATTCCGGCAACGTCCAAGTAGGCTCGCCGTATCGTCGAAGAACAGTCCCCGCCGCCCGTCCGGTCAGGATCCCAACGGTCACTGCCGTTAGTATAATAGAATTTGCCCTTCCTGTCAGCCATCCACTTGACAATACGCGCAGCTTTCGACGAATCCCCGCCGCCTCCGCCGCCGGGAGTTTCGGGCGTCACGCCCGTGTCATCAGGCGACGACGGAACGTCTGCACCCGACAGAGCGGCGTTGACAACATAAATACCGCCATTTGTTAAAGTGGCCCAATGGTTCTTGCCGTCACGCATACGAACAAGCAGCCTGTTTCCATGCGACTCAATATAGCCAATGCCAGAATCCTGGCGCTCCGTCACATCAGGAATGCCGTCGCCGTCCAAATCCTGGCCGCCAATGCCGTCGCCGTCATCGACGACCGGACCTTCGTTGCCCGGCCCCGGCGCAGGAGCCGCATTGCCATCCAATTTAATATTACCCGGATTCATGGCTTTAACGATGCGATACGATGTATTATATCTATTTCGGTATTTTCCGAAAACTGGTTCATTCAACAGAGCGGCGTGAAAACGGTCAACAGACGACGTAGGCCCAACCGCCCTAAGAAGGCGACGCGCTCTAGCCGGGGACTGGTGATAGGCGACGCAAAACATTATATATGTTTGCGTATTTTTCTCACGCGACAGCCCCAATGCGGCCGCCGTCGCCGCGTACGATTCGAAATCCTCAAGCGCCTGCCTCACCTGTATATTAGCATTAGCACGAAGACCGCCACGAATCGACTCACCCTCCGCACGAGTAAGATACCTTGATCCTGCGCCAGGGCCGCCCCGCCCCAACCATGACCTGAGCGAGGCGGCCATTCCTGACATAGACGCGGGATTCTCCCTCAACATACGATTAAGAATATTAACCGCGCGCGGGCCGAACCACTGCATAAAACCCACAGTGATAGGGTCACTATAGTAAATAGCGTCCCATCGGTTGTTCGACTCAACAGTGCCAATAGCATTAACCATGACACGCTGAGCCAGAGAATCCCACGCCATCATACATCACCTAATATCCACAAACGTAGCACGAACATAAACAGCCGTCGTAGCACGATTTACACAAATGTGCACATTGCCCTCAGGCTCCCACTCAACCACAGCATCACCCACAAACTCCGGCGACGCACCGGCAACATACGAAATCGCATTGACAATGATCTTGCCACTAGATTTGATGCCGATATTCGTGCGCTGAAGGAAACCGACATTCGAAATACGGCCCTGCTGTAGAGTCGTTCCATTTTGGATGACACCCGTCAACGTCACCGTATCACCGTCGCGCACCAAAATAACATTCGATTGCGACTCGAACGACCCCGCAAAAGGGATGGCACGTTTGCCGGTATTCGTGAGATTCATCTGATCCCACGTCGTGCCATTATGCTTATAAAGTGTATTTCCACCGACAATGGCAACAATGCCCGCAACCGTCTGACCGGCCGCCGCAACAGCCGCCGACAGGGACGGGAGATCATTTACCGACGCGCACTGCAGCACGGCACTTCCTTTGCGGTCGTACTGGATGCCCGCGGAATCGACACGCAAATACTCCGAAGGTTTGAAAGCCGAAATGTTGCCCGAAAGCTTCTCCAACGCATCCGTTCGAGCACCCAGCGAAGAAATGTCGTTTTCGTTCTTAACGATTTTAGTATATTGCTGTGCCAAATCATTGTTGAAACTCTGGGTCAACGACTGGTCGAGATCGCGAATGCTTTTATCGATTTTAGCATTCGTATCAGTTTTTAGCTTCTCAAAACCGGTCTCAAGACGGTTGGCTTGAGCAGATGCGTTCGACGCCGCCGTCTGCACCTGAGCAAAGCCTTGATCAACCTTAAGATTGTCGGCGTTGTGATCCCCGATCGACAGGCGGTCTCCGGCAACCCACTGGTTGAGTTGTAGCTGTGGAGTTTTATTCGTGCTAGGCATTATAGCCCTCCAATCTGGATATTTTTATTCACGTCCGAATTCCTATCGGCCATGATATTGGTAAACATCGTGAAAGCTTCAGCGTTATAGTAGGAGACGTCTACGTCGAGATTCTTCGCAAACGGCCCGGTCAGGTCCAGCGCCCAATATAGCGAATCGAGGCATTTTTGAATGGGCATAACAGAACCAGTTACCGGATCGAGCGCAACGCCGTTCGCCGCACCGGCGTCGATATACTCGCGAAGCTCTTTAAGGCCCTCATCGAGGGCACGGTAAATTTCAACGCTGAAAGCGGCGAGCCTGTCGTCCACCTCTTTCACCACCTTGCTAGAAAGCGCTTCAGCGTCTTGAATGCGCTTTTCGAAACCGTCCACCTTTTCGGAAAGGTTTCGTATAATCTCAAGCAGTGTGAGCTTGTCACTATAATAGGACGTACCGTTGTTTTGCACGCCACCAAAATTGACGGTCATTACCACCATCCCCTAAACGGATTGAACATGTTAAAAGGAATATTCCACGTATGCTGAGGAAACAACCAGTCGAGCTGAGTGTCAAGCCCGTAAAACAAGACATCGAGCTCTGATATGATCATCATATCTATATTGAAGTAGCTTGTCAAGAGACCCGAAGCTATCTCGGAGTAACTTTGAGTGCGTCCTTTTGCCCGGCTCTTCGACTCGCCCGACCTCGTTTCACGTGAAACGCTCCCCGACCGCGACGCCGAAGAATCAGACGAATTAGTCGCGCCAGACGTCTCGCCGTCATTCACGCCAGTCGCATACAAGCCGTTGGGGTTCGCATCATAATCGTACGGATGGTCACTCGCCCGCGTACGCGACACGGACGTCGAACTTCCCTTCCCGTCGGACTTCGAGGTCGCCTCATTCGTCGCCGTCGAATCGCCGTCCGCTTTCGTTGACGATTCGCTAAACGTGTCATACGTCGTAAATGGATCTATTCCCTCGCCAGCTTTTATCGCCACAAACAATTGGTTGTAGTATGGCATTATTTCTCGCATTTTCGTGTTGAGCCGATTAACAAACAGCTCAATTGTCTCATGCGCGATCTCACGCATAAGAAAATGATTGACAATCTTTTGATTGAGCCCTTCGCGATACGACTCATCAAAAATAGGGTAATCCTTCAACCCAATATCAATCCCCTTGCGCAAAACATCACGCAATAAAATCGTGTGCTCCGTCATCGGAGGCACCCCCTTCTCCAACGAATTGCACAGAAATGTTGGTACCAAAAAGCTCGTTGCATCGCTCGGCAGCACGCTGACGCGACTTAAGGCCACTCGACCTTATCACTTGCAGCTGTTCTTCCACGGAATTTACTTCATCCGTGATAAGGCGTTCCTTTTTCTGAGTGTTGGCGGATTTAATTCCAAGCATCGTCATGCACTCATTCCAGATTCTCGTCCGCGCCTCTTGAACCTCAAGCACGTCCTCGCCCTTTGCACCGGTATTGAAAACACTGATTTTCTGTGCGATTGTATCACCCATGCCGGAATCATAATTGATAAGCGCCGGCGTTCCGTCGAGAACAGCCTTAAAAGCCTCGATCGCCGCATTCCGCGTATCCTGATCGACGGACACAATAAACGGCATTCTAAGCGCCTTGTGGTTAATGTCAATCGTACGGTCAAATTCCTGCAAACGCGACGCGTAATACGCTATAATATCAACATCCGGCGTTCTAGTCCAATTCGACCAACACGGCGCACACTCAGACGCTTTTGCCGTAAACTGCAAAATAGCATTCTCGCCCATAAGATGCAATTCCGTCGGGTTGCCGTACGAATTCGTGACGTTGACATTAGATGCGCGAAGAAACATTGTAGCGCCAATGTTGGGCGGTTGAACAAACGCGCCGAGCCCAGACTCGATAAGCACGCGCTCAATATATCGTTCATCCACGGTATCGGGAAGATTGTTCCATTGATACCGTGAAAGAGTCAGTTCCATAAGAATTCTACCATAAATAGAATACTTCCACATGCGGTCGAATTCATGCGGCGACGACGGTTGAATCGTACCAAGTGCCGCGTATTCCAGCGGCCTTAACCTATTGCTCATAGGTACACCCCTTCCACGGGCTTGTTGTCAAACGGGTCAATGTTTCCGATATCCGACGGTGACTTCCATACCGTCACGCCCTTTTCGAAAATGGCGCGAAGGACGTTTTTGTATGTTGTCGGCATCCTTCCATCAACAATAGTAACATCCTGACATTTCCAGAATGTGAAATGCGTCATCGTCTGAAAATTCTCTGGGAAACGCCCAATCCACCGAGAAATGGCATAACCATATCTTAGCCAATATTCCCCGATCATTTCAACAGCTTGCGGTGATATCATCTTTAGCTTTGTGTATATGGCAAAACCTTCATTAACGAATTGCCACATGTCACCGCCCATCTGCCCATTGACAGACGGCGGCAACATCCGAGCATCGCGAACCTTGGCATTGATACCCGCAATAGCATTAGAGTAATCGCCCTTGGCCGCCCATTGCGCATAATCATAATTTCGCGCATTGTTCGCCATGCCAACGTTAAAATTATTTCTAGCCATAGCGGCGGACGTTCCGGCGGAAAGGGATGTGGCAGCGTTCCGCGCTTCAACGTCTGCTGCAAAATTGGCTCGGCTTTGCATTTGCGACGTCGCGCCCGAAAGCGCCGACATGCCGAAAGCCGTCGCCGCTCCGCCAATACCGCCAGACAATCCGCCGCTGATCGTCGAACCTGCAATACCTCCGATAGTCCCAATCATGCTATTATCAATGTGCGCCTGGCCTTGGCGATTGGCAATCCCCGCCATTCCATACATTTGCGAAACGCCAAGGGCGTTGTTGGCAAGCATGTTCTGCATAGACGCGGAATTGTTGTTGTATGCCAGATTAGCGGACTGAATAGCTTTCTGTTGAGACCAATCCGCGGAATCGAATGCAAACTTAATGCTGTGCGCATTCGATGCCATATAGTTCAAATACGAATTCGACGCCACCGGAATCTGCGGCAAATTATAGAAGCCCGTCTGTGTATTGTAAGAATCGTACCCGTCCTTCCCCGCATTGTACGCAGAATTATATTTAATCGGTGTAATGATTCCCCGGGCATTCGGCTGAGTGTACGACAAGCCGTACCTTACCCTAAGATCGTTCTCGGCAACTTTCTCAGGCTTGAGGATAATTGGATTACCCGTGTACGTGGTAATCTCGATAGCCGAATACGGGAAAGTCATAAATTTCTTAAGATGCGCATAGCGAGTATGCCGTTTAACAGTCTCCCAACGAAAATCTTTAAGCAGTGTCATTTCCTGCTGAATATTGCCCTCGCTCGTGTCAACATAGTATGTAATGCCACCCGCATGTCTCGGCCGGAACCCAAACGACGGCAGCATGCCTCCACTGAAAGGCAGCGCTGTAATAGACTGAATCCCTTGAGCGATCCACGGTGTGGCCTTAATCTTATCAAAAACCTTAACAAGATTGTCTTTATCCACAATATAATGACCCGTGCCAACAGGAAGCGTTCCAACCCTGGAATCTGCAGGAATGCCAAGATTCGGCTTCTGGACGGTTCCGGCATCCTCCATAATATTTGTAGAGGATGCTATGACATAAAACGCCTCCCACACTGACGCCAAACGTAATTTCGTTTCAGAAATGTTGACGTACTCATCGCCGAGATCAAAGCCCTCAGGCACCGTCAATCGATACGATCCCTGGCCAAAAAACATATTTTTATCGGCAAGGCCGACATGGCCGCGCTCAATAAAACACCTGCCGAAAATTGCCTTGTGAATGTATGTTTGCCACGCATCGAGCGATACCGTGAACTGCGTGCTCGAAGGTGTGTGATATTCTATATTGTCAATAAAATAAGCATACAGCGCAGGACGATCTCCATCGACATTTTCTCCGCCGTTGCGCACAAGAATATAATTATAATTCTGCGCCAAAGCGTAGGGTACAGAAAGAATAATAGGTTCACCCGGCTTGATGACAACAGTACGCTTGAGTGCGTGCATGTCATGCCGACGCTCACGCAAACAATAATCCATAAGCGCTTGGGGGCTCCACATTACCACGTTTCTGTAATCCGAATCCCAAGGAACAGACGTAAGGATAACCTGCGAATCTGCTTTCCATTCAACGGCAGACATATCATTCCTTTCAATAGTGGGCGGGGCCGGAAAGGAAGGCAAACGGCCCCGCCCACACCTAGTGTATCACTCTGCGTGCTTTTTGACCCGCTTAGAGCGATCGAGTGTGCGACTGTCCACATACTCGCCGGTAACCTTAAGGTCAAGAACCTTAACCTTGTCGCCAAGGGTAACCGTAACCGTAAGTTTGTTGGACGCCTCATCAGCGGCAATGACAAGGAAATCCTGACGAGTAAGAATCGTGCGCTTGCTAGTGTTGCCGCTGAGAACCGTCGTGTAACCGAACCTCTCGTCATCGGCATCCACCACAAGGCGCACAACGTCGCCAGAAGCCGCCGTCGTAACGGTCGCACCGGAGACGTCCTCGAAGTGCGCATCCACGGTCTTCGCGACCGGCTTATATGCTGTAATAGGAGTCTCCTTCCTTCCTAGGCCAATAAGAGGCGCAAACGGCGACGGACTGTAAACCCCTTGACGCAACAAATTGTGATTGACATTATAGCCAACAGGGTTCCGCATCGTAGTAATTTCCTCCCACGTGTCAAGACAGACAAAGAAACTATCTGTAGTAATCAACATATCAACGTCTTCCGGCATATCCTCATCTGGAAGAGTGAAAATGCGTTGGTTCAAATTTGACAATTCAAGGTTATATGCCGCCGCAAGGCTGGTAACATCCAAATCTGCCTTTGTCGTAGCATCAGTGAAAATGACCAATTCGTCCGCGTGCGCTCGCATATGAATGCCCGCTGGATTATAACGGTTGTCTGGCCGTGCTGTAATGGTGTTAATAACACCCTTGGCCTTACGCAGCAAAGCATCGGTTTGCTCTTTATTGCCGCCCGTCAACGCCGGAGTCTGATAGTGGTACACCCATCCCTTATTGACAACTTGCTTCAGCAGGTTGCACATAATAAGATATTCGTCAAGAGCATCCCCATTGAGAAGCGTATTGATCGTAGCACTAATCATGCCAGAAAGGGCTGTGTCATTTGTCACGACCTGCTTAAAAGCCTGTACCTTGGTGGATGCCTTGTAGCGATCGTCACGATTGATACTATGGAAAGCCGCCTTAACTTCCGGATCGAGAGACCCGAAAATCTCTCGCTCAAGATCGCCGGCCGGCAAATCCTGGAAGCCAGACACCCTAGACTTTGCATAATCCATCTGGATTTCTTCAATGGTTGTCCCGAATTCCATCGACCCCTTTTTGAGAGCTCGAAGCGGATTTTCCTCTTGCCTATTATGCAGAAGTTCTCGCCCAATTCGGTTGTACATCGCATTAAGAACCTCGTTGAAAAACAAGTTGTCGTCCATAATACTATCCATTGTTTCCTCAATGGAGGCCTTAGTTTTAGTGTTAATGCGATTGGCAAAGGACGGCGAAAGTTGACCTTTAATCACCTGTAACATTTCTGCGTTAGAGCGCTCGGTGAATTTCTTGTCAGGCATTTTATTCTCCTTAGAAAAGATCGTCTATGGTCAGTTGTTCTTCGTCTTCATCCAACGAGTTTTCTTCGTTGGACTCGACGCCGACCTGCATAAGCAAATCGTAGTTCGCCGCTTTCAAGGCCAAGTTTTCGGCGTCTTTCGCCTCCAACGCCGCCTCAAGAGTCGCAATTTTTGCGTTTGCAGCGTCAATCATTGCTGTATAATCGACAGTTTCTTTATTGACGTTTTCCTCAGTTTTTTCTTCGGAAGAGGAATTTTCCGTCTGTTCATCGGCCATTGTAACTCCTATGCATAAGGGGAGGGCACCTGCCTTTTAGCAGGTGCCCTCATTGTATCGCAGATACTCGATTATGTCAACCCCGATTGGGTCCCACCCCATCCGGGCGGGGCGGGTTCAACCGTGGGTCCCCGGCCCGGACAACGAAGTGACTAACCTATCTGCAAACCTCACTCAAACTTCGCGGCCGCATCAGTGAGAATGTTGCCGGCGAGGATCGAGACCTTCGTGTCCTTGGCCACAGCCTCGTAGCGGAATGCGCGCCACGTCTCTACCGGGACCTTCGCGCTGATCTGCTTGTACTCGACCTTGCCGGCCTCTGTGCCCACGTTCTTGTCAGACATTAGTCTTCCTTTCTAGTTGTGTTTACGATAGGTCTATCGTAAAGTCCGTTTGTACTAATATTATACCCCCACACACCCTCTTCGGCACAAGTTTTCCCGGTATCTTGTGTTGGTGATATATGTCACTAAAAGTGAGCGTATTAGCAATGTTGCGGGGCAGTCCGGCAATATGCACGTCATACTCGCCACTGGACTTTTGCTCCATATACTGCTTGGGCCTGAGATAAATTGCCCTCTCAAACCTGCCCTCATGCTTCCACGCCCCGAAATGAGTAGGATGAATATCGAGATCATGCGCCTCCCCTATCATATGAAGCGAGTCAGTGTCGGCATAGCAGAATTGCCCATAGTGCTGCTGTGCGGCGCGAATCGTATGGGCGCGGGCGTATGCTGTGATGAAAACGCCCATGGGGGTGTACACGGGTTTTTTCTCCGCTTCAGGTCCTAAGGCCAACTTAACGACATCCCCGTCAAGGTATGGGAACTTGCCTGTTGCGTCTGTGGAAGATGCAAACTTCCCGTAAAGCGAGTTAAGGTAAAGCTTTGCTAGTGTGCGTGTTGCGCCTGTTGACGTTTCTTTAATCGTCCGCCATTTGTCAACATAATCGAGAAAGAAATCATTGCGTGCGCGAAAAAGATAGGTGCCCAAAACGGCGAGAACTTCCACATCGTATTGTTCCTGCATGAGCTCAAAATCGACGTTTGTAAGATAAAGAACTGCCGGCTCCCGCACTTCCGTCTGATACTGGACGCCATTGAAGAATCGTGAGCCTTTAATCTGAATAGTGGGAATATGTCTTTCCTTGAGTTTAAATGTGCACATAATGCTTTTAATCCACAATGGATGGGTGTCCGTAGGTTCGGTGTCCCCGTCTACGAAAATAGGCTCACCGTAGGGGAGCATTTTTGATTCCATTACGTAGGGATACAAAGAATTAACGTCATAAACGTTAATGTTGCCAACGAATTTTTGCTTCCAGTTTTCGTCAACATACGTAAAACCACCCCTATAGGCATGGCGAATGTCGTCGTCCATCGACTTAGGAAGTGTTGGAAAAGTTGTTTCAAAAACTTTCCTAGACATAATGTCTTTAAAATCGGCTAGCGCCTCACTTCCGACGGTTAAGCGCTTTTTGCCCCGCGTCAGTGTTTCGTAAAGAGCGTCCGCTACAATACAAACGTCACGTTTGATATAAAACTTTTCATCCTCTGTCAGCTTGTGACCGACGGGACGTTCTATCTCATAGTCAAGGTCGCCTTTTTCCATGTCGAGATCAAAAGCTTTGGCAATGGCGGCAACGGAAAAAGGAAGCAATTTGTAAGAATCGACAAAGTGTTGGTACTTTCCATTGTTTTTCATCGAAATTTGGTAAAATTTACCCATTTTATCGATAATGCCTGTAAACTCACCGTATTTAGGAAATTGCGCTTCGGACCATTCGCGCCCGTTTTTCAGCTCATAATCCAAAATAAACGCAGAGTCGTAAGCAAGATTGTGAAAGTAAATCTTACCTGACAATTTCTTTACATGCGCCATAAAAGATTGAATGTCCGTGCCATACTTGACGTCATGGCTTCCAATGGGTACAATGGCCCAAGCCCATACGCGACAATTGTCTTCCAGCGTGTTGGCTTCGAAATCGGCAACATAGCCTAGATGTTGAGAGCGAGCGCCCATTTAATTTGATCCCGCGCTTCATCGTACGCATCGATAAACAGTCCCTCTCGCATTTTGTTCATTCTACCTTTAGTCATATACTCCTTAGCAATCTCATACATGAGAGATGTATTATTGGCAAACCCAGTGTAATTCCACAAGGCCATAAATTGGTTGGCGTTCAATTGCCGCAACTCATTAACAAAATCTGCACCAATGGTATAGTTTGCCATGTCGGTCGCGGACTTCCAATCTGAAGCTGCAATCTTCTTCATATAGTCTTTGGACATACGCTTTTCGACGCCTTTAAGGTGCTCTTCAATGGCCTTCGGCGACTTAATCTGGTGTGGTTTGAGTACAGGTTCGGGAGCCAAGGCATGATGGACATTTCCCGCAATGCCAGGGTGGGGGAGCCTACGGGCCGCCACATATTCTTCAATGGAATACGATGAACGATAGGCTGGAAGCGACTTTACTTTATCCCACCACTTCTTAACAACAATATTCTTGGACTCCACCTTGCTAACATAGGCGCGGTAATCCCCTTTGTCAATAGCGCGACCTGAGGCTCCGCCAATGAACTGCCTTTGGCGGGACAGAAACTTCTCCATTCTCGCCATTTGAGCACGGAGCTGCCGTGAATTATACTTTTTAAGCTTTTGATCAGAAATACGCGGATCGTATTGAGTCCCCGCAATAATGACGCCTTTCTTGAGATTACGCTTGACCTTGGCGGTCACGCGCTTTTCAAGTTTGGCGTACTCTTCTCTGAGCACGTCAATCTGGCGCTTCTTCTTTTGTTTCACGTGAAACACTCCTTAAACAGAGTAGGGGAGTGGTTTCACTCCCCTACCCTCATTCCTCGATTGACTACGCGGCACTCAATTTGACATTGAAATAGCGCCTCTTGCTACGGGACTTTCCCTCAATGATCGTAACCTTAATCTTGTTGCGCCAGTCTTTACCACGAGCATTGTCGACAAAAAGCGCCACTGACCTATAGATCGTTCGAGAAATAGTAGAAATAGCCGTGCCGTCCTTACGAATAAACACCGTCCTAGGCTCAATCGTAACCTCTCCGGTCTGATCGCTCACAACTTCCGTAGGCTCAATAACGATGTCGCTAAGAACAAACGTCTTAGGCTCATCCACCTCCCCATCCATAATGGACTCAACGGAAATAGTTTCATTAAGAGCGTTAGTCAGCTTGAGAACGTCATCAAGTGTCTTGCACTCGAACGTTGACCTACGGACAAGGCCGTTCTCAGGCTCAGCAACGGCTGTGATCTCAGTGTTGGACATTGTAGTTATCCTTTCGTGTTGGAGGCTGATCCGTCATTGCGCGGAGTTCCCTCATATTTAGTTTGTTGAAATGGGCATCTCGCATACCAAGATAGCCACCGTCGATGTCAATCCAGTCACCCTTTTGGTTAAAAGTATCCGGAACAACATCCTTTAGGAGATAATGGTTTTTCTTGTCGAAAACCATAACCCCCGCCCTGCGATAGAGCATAATGGCGATAGCAACCATCGCAGGGACGTATTCATACTTAGCACGATACGTATAAACCACATGTAAGGCATACATATTCGAGCTGTACCCAGCATTTCCATGCGGATACTTTTTCAGGGAGCGCTTATAAAGGGCCCATGCCTGTTCGCTAAAATGGTGTGTTATTTCACTGATTCTCATTGCGGTAGTCCTTGTATCCGTACTTATGGAATCTCTTTTTTATCTGCATCAACGCGTTAGGATTAGAATTGCCGAGCTCAATAATATCTTCACACGTCAAGCGAATAGAACCATGTGCCCATTCGACTTTAAAAGCTTTCGGGTTCATTAATCGCAAACGCGACTGATTTTCTTCAATGGTGTCATTAACGCTCATTTCAGGATTCC